AACTTAAAGAATTGGTAAAGTTAATAGGTCAAACATTATTGCATTAAAATTACTTAATATCTGGTAAACATCGAATACATATTTGAAATGGTTTAATGTCAGGATGGAAAACCACGTCTTTGTTCGGGACCATGATCAACTATATAATACTTAGATGTGTGTTGGCTATCCAAAATATTCCTGAACCAACCTACATGGCTACTTAGGGTGACGACATTGATCTTTCCTTTGCTAAAGCTTTTAAACTTGATTTATTGTATGATGGATATAAGAAGTATGATTTTCCTATAGCTGTTAGCAAAACATGAGTAACCCATGGACCTAATAAACAAAGTGAATTTCTTAGATTGACATACTAGAACACAGAAGATTAAAATATATGATTTGGGTATACCTAACGTACAATTACGAGTCTTCTTTATTTAAAACCCTGGAGTAGTAACTGAAAGATTGTAGAATGGGATGGATCTTTAAACGACCCCGCTGATCCTTCTGTAATTATTAGTGTCTTTGGTAAGATGATGAGACGATGCTTTGTAACTCCTATCGGTTTAATGTTTATGATGTTTGGTGCCACAGCCAATTGATATTAGATCAATATCTGAGCTATGCTTTTGGCTTGCAATACACCTGGAAATGGGGCCATCTTTGTATTAAGAGGCAACCCCTCACCATTATACTGTTGATTACGTGCTGGATTGAAATTATTGCCTAAATTTAAGAAGTAAGCTAGGACTAGCAAATATAAGCCTTAACCAAAAGACTTAGAATAGATGGCACTAAATATTATGAAATTGAACGATGTTACTGATTTGTCGGTAGCTAGTTATTTAGCTCAACAGACTATCCAGGATCAACTAACAGAAGAGTGGTTATTAGGCACAGACCTATAATTGGTACCTATGAGTTTTAAAAGTTTTAAAGTGAGCGAGGCATTATATCATATGATTTTTGATAAATGATTTGGGTCCAATGGAACTGCTGATCGCTGACAGTTGTTAGAAATATGTTAGCCATATTGTCAGTAAGCTATTCAAGATATATTGCCAGTTGCTTTAACGGAACAAAATCTACTCTAGTACATAGGCCAGATTCAAGAAGTCATTGAGCCGGTAAGTCTCAATACCAACGTG